CCCATTCGAAAATTTTGCTGTACACAGTGCCGCCGGCACCATCAAGGACTTCAACCGCATATTGTAAAAAGTTAGATTTACCCCGTTCTGTATAAGGCTTATACACAGTGCTGGAAGAGCCTTCGTCTGAATGACTCTTTATGCAATAGCTAGGCCCATAAGACAGCCTAAGCTGTAAATTGTCGGCGTCTTTTTGGGCAAAAGATCGGATAACTTGTTGGTTCGGCTCGGCGGGTTCAGTTTGTGTCTGGAGCGTTGCGCCGGCGGCTAGGTGAAAGCCGGCCGAAGCTACGAAGTCAATCTTTCTAGTCGTTTGCGTTCCATCCGTCAGCTCTGACTTTTCAATGTTGGCAGTACCGGCCTTTGACCCGTTTAGAAAAATATTCTCCTTAGCATCTCCTGATAACCCTTCAATCTTCCCTTCAGAGACAATGGCCATGTAGTAGCCAGTATTAGTGTTGATATACGAGCTAATTGTTGGCATGCTTTGGCACAAGAACTCTCCATAAACCAGCGGAATCGGGGTGCCTTGCGCCGCTGTAGCCTGAGCCCCGCTAAATATCGCCGTGTCTGCTTCACCCCCCTCTTGACGGTTATCTCTTTGGGGGGTGCCTGGGGACAACAGTCCAGAGACCCCCGTAAATAGCAACCCAAACCCGAGCGACATCACGGCTGTTTGGATGCCCGCAGAAATTGTTCCGGCGGCGCCCCATGTAATCAAGCCAAAGCCGGTGAATGCAAAGGCAATTAGGACAATGCCTACAACAATGGAAAGAATGCTTTTTAAGATATCAGCAGCGCCGGTAATGACTGGTACTAATACTAAGTCTTGGCAGTTAAAGTCCAGTTCTTCGTAGCCAATGCCATCTTTTTTTCTATTAGTCAGAAGTTTCCAGTAGATGCCGAACTCGTGGGAGCCTTCCATATAGGATCGGAATCCTGGAAGCTTGTGGCACAACGCACGGATGGCTTCGTTAGGGGTGCTGACATGGATCTGGTGCTCGCGACCAAACCGCTTACCGGCCACCCCCTCTAAGATAATTCTCATGGTGTTTTCAGTACGTCAGTAAATACCACAATTCCCTCGGCTTCTGACCACTTCTCAAGGCGGTCGTCTTCCACGACGTAAACGTATGAGGTTAATTCCATGTTCGCAGCTACTGCTAAATCATGCTCGCTAAAACCCTTTTTACCAGTTGGATGAGAATGATAAATAGTCTCGGGGTGGTTGGCCAAATAGTCTTCTGCTGATATTAAGAATGTGCTTTCTGGTGCACTGGACTGATTTACGCATTTGATTACACAGCCGTCCTTGATAAAACCGCACGCTTCCAAGGGCACCTCGGCTTTACAGATCGCCGCAATCTCCTGATGAAGTTTCATACATTTGCTGAGGGGAAGCCACCGAAGGGATACGGAGCCGAGTTTCTATCCTTACACGCATCTAATGTCTTTGTGCATAATTCCTTGGTTGAAGTAGATCCACACTCCGGGCTGCCATAAACAAACGGACAGAAGTTTGGGAAGATTCTTCTTCCAGGAAGCTGCAGACCCTCTAAATCCATAGCTGAAGCCAGCTCGTACACAACACCCAGATTTGTCTCTTCTGTTTTCCTGTTGAAATAGTACATTTCAGGTGTAAAAACTGCGGTGTGGTCGTAGGTTGGTTGCGATACACCACCGACAGAGTGCAGATACTGGCCGTAGGTTCTAATACGGTAAAAACGGAAGCCCACGAGATCATCGAAATCAAACGATAGATTCGTCATCTGCCCGTCGATATTTCCGATGGCAAGCTTGGGAGTCGGTAATCTGTTGCTGCCTGAGATCTTAAAGTCGCTGGCCCTAATGGGAACGGGTTGATAGTTAACTAGCTTCGTACTGTCTAAACGTTCGTCGATAAACTTGACCGACTTGCCGCCTGTTTGTTCAGGAGATACGAGGTATATCTTGCCGCCCCACGTCGTACTGAGGTGGCTGCCATCAATTATGTATAGGTTGATCAGAACATCTTCTTTCATGGGTCAGTTTTTCCCTCTCAGCTCTTGTACTAACTTTTTGTTTAAGGTGCCCGGTCGATTAAACAGGAGAGCACCGCTGTCCTGTTTGTAGCCCGCCCATACACCGCTCAAACTACTTGAAACAAACGTGAAATCGGCGGCCTTAGAGCCATATGCAGTCATGTAAGCGTCGTAAGCGGTCTTATATGCCTCGAATTTGACCTTGCAGGCGGCGTTCCATGCATCCCCAACTAGCTTTAGCATATGAGCTTCATATTCTGTAAGTCCACCAGCTGCTGTATACGCAAAGGGGACTACACCCACAGCAGCGAAAAATTGATGTGCCTGGACTGCAGAGGGGTCGTGATTAGTGTGTGTATTCTCCGAGCCTTTGGCACTAAAGCCGGCGTTATAACCACCTTCAGAGACTGATAGATCTATCCAGCTGGCCCCACGAGCCTTGTTAAACAGCCAGGGCCCATTGACATCCCTTATTCCTGCTTCAGTAGCAGTAGTCCCCCCTCTACCGGAGGAATATGTATATGTCATGTAGTCAGGCTCGCTGATCGCGGGATAACCTGATGACGGTGTCGTGCCTGGGGTGTTGGGGTAGTTGGCGACCCAGTACACGTCTGGTGTGTTGCCCCGTCTTACGGCGGGCATACCCGGCGGCGCGGCCGGTGGCCCGGGTGGGTAGGGCACATTCTTCAGCGTAGAGCCAGAGGCGGTAAATCTTGAATCATATTTCCAGGGTTCTGTACCTAGCTTTGAATCGTATATCGCCTCTATCTGCGTGGCCGTAATATCCTTTTTCTTCATAGGATAGTTGTTAACCAGCTCAGCTCGTTCCTTGTAGAAAGCCTCTTCTACCTCTTGTAACTCTTTTTTAGCCTTGAGCAGATCTGAAATACCTATGTAAGTCAGGTCGAGAGTGCCAGTGGCTGCAATAGGATATCTAGCCATTGGACTTATGGCGCAAAGGACTCAATCAGAGTAAAAGTAAAGACCGATTTTTTTGATTGGGGCATAAATGTTTGTTGGTATCCATTTTCTTTCAGCCTGTAACGTCTATTTGTTGTCGAGAAAGGTTTTAGGGTGGCTAAGAAGAAATCTCCTTGAGCTACAGCGTCAAGATCCTTTATAAGCAGAGCTGCTGTCGCGGCGGTAAGTGGTTTTGTTGTGATTGCGTACTCAGTTATTCTCGTGTTTATCCCATCCTTCTGAATTTGCTCATACCCGTCAGCAAACTTATACTTTCTGACACGGTGCGTTATTTTCTCACCAACATTAATGGTGAGGTCTAGGCTTAAGGACTTATCGGCCACTTAAAATACCCCCTGCCCGTTTTTCCTCAAGGATGACCCGCTTAACCGCAGCATCAATGGCCTTACCGAGTTTACCTGCCTTATCCCCAGTCAATTCAGATTGGGTCTGACCATTCTGATCAACATTGACGGTGATATTAGTCGTGATAGCGCCACCAGCGCTGCCCTTCATGTCCACTGGAATTGCCTTTCCGTTCGGGAGCGGCACGATGGCTTCGTTATAGGCGCCTTCTCCGACTAGCCCTAAGGTTGGTCTGTTGGCTATGCCACCTTTTGCAAAAGCCTGGAAGCCTCCAACCAGGATATTTCCGTTCGCGCTCTTTATGTGGGGCAGTTTCATGAAACCCGAATCGGGGCCTGGAAGCGAGAATCCACCACCACTGGCCGATCCAATTCCCAGAGCTCCGCCCAGGTCGAGCCCGCCGCCAAACAGGCCGCCGGCTCCTCCCGTACCACCACCACTTGCTGCTTTACCGCCACCGAAGAGCCCCCCGAATAAATCACCCAGTCCGCCCCCACCTGCGGAGCCGGGTCCGGCGCCGGGCATAAAGATGCCCAGCAGCGTCTTATAGATGAGCATCGCGATCATCTCCTGAATAATCTTTGCGGCCATTTGTATGAAGGAATCACCAATACTCTTGAACATATCTCCGAGAACCTCATTCACGGTCTTGGCTCCTGTGATGATGTCGCGCACACCAAAGGTTATGGCATTGGACATTGCTTGACCTATCCCAGAAGCAGTTTCTTTCAGCATTGCCATCTTTTTCTCAATGGCATCCAGCTCACCAAGCTGTTGGGCTTGTAGAAGCTGCTGATCCTTGTATTTATTGAACTCTTCTTGCTGCGCCGGGCCCATCTCAACAGTATCGTTCTTGGTTATACCCAGCCTGTAGGACTCAATGGCACCCTCAGCCTCTGCCATTCTTTGTTGACGAGGGTCGTAGAACAGTCCAACCTGCATTCCTGCTCTTCGTTTGGCGACCTCTTGGTTGAATCCAAGCGCGGAGGCTGCCATGTCCGCCTTCATTTGCGGGATCATGGCTGCTTGACGCTGAATGTTCAGAATCCTCTCGCGCAGTTCCCTCTCCCGCTCTAGATCCGCAAGGAACTTGGCCTTTTCTTTTGTGATCTCCTGTTCGATCTCATTCATTTGCTCCTGCGTCAGCTTTCCTTGCTTAAACTTCTCAAGCGCATCTTCTCGATAGATCTTAAGAGCTTCCTCCTTCGCGCCCTCCTTGCCCTTCAGGTCGATAAGAATCTGGTATTTCTCGGGGTCTGTGATATCTGAGACGATATCTCTCTGAGACCTGAGGGATGCTTCTTGTTCTCTTAGACCCGTAAGGTCTACAGCGCCGAAGATTTTTCTTACAACGGTCTTCATCTTCTCGGCCGTGTCGGCTTGCAGCATCTCGGCCTTCAGCTCAACGAAGCGCTGCTTCACTTCCTTCATCTTTTGGCTGATGGCATCCAGACCAGAGGTGTCAGCTTTGAGGTCAATGCCGGATAGGTCAAGCTGAGGTTTCTCGGCTGTGCCTGTGCCCACATCGCCGACCTGCGACTGCGTACCAGGACGGATGAAGTACCCTTTCTGCTTGAAGTAACCGAGGTCAGCGTAGTTACCGGCTTGCAGTCCTCTCGTGGCGCTCTGGTGGAAGACGTTCGATCCGCCGGTGTAGACACCGACGTGCTCTGGCTTACCACGCTGTCCTCGCGCCACGATGTCCCCTGGGCGCAGCTGTGAGAAGTCGGTCATCACCATGCCCATTTTTTCAGCAGACACGGCGCTCTTGTCCATCACCGACGCATTTACCCCCATGACTTTCATAAAGCGCTTGACAGCCTCGGCGCACTGGTTATTTACTCCGGTCAAGCCCTGTGTTGCCTTGACTGCATCGTTGATGATCTTCGTCTGAATACCCATGCCCCCTGTCATGGTTCCGGGGCCTACTTGTTGTCCCCCAAGGCTTGCACCGCCGAGAATGCCTTTCGTGTATCCAACTCGGTCGCCCCATTCGGTGCCTGAGCCAATCTTCTTGTAGCCGTCAAATCTCTCAAACTTAGCGGCGGCGAGTAGAGCCTGATTCAAGGTCTTGGCCGCTTTCAATGCGGACATCGCCTCTGACTCGGTGGTCATCAGCTCTTTCCACATGAACTCCAGCTGCTTGTCGAAGCTGTTTCGAGCTCCAGCATTGATCATGTCTTGCTTGCGGCTGTCATTCCACTGAGCAATGCCTTCTGCACCGGAGGTGGGGTTGATTGCGTCAGCTTTCAACCCGGATTCCTGCATCATTCCGCCTGCAAGGGCGGCTGCCGAGATCTTGGGCAGGCCCTTAGCCATGAAGAAACGGACGACCTTGTCGGAGTTTCCGGTTCCCGTTGGCGCTCCGGGGGTGGGATTGCCGTTGCCGGCTCCGTTGGCGGCGTTGGCTGCGTCGATAGCTTTCTGGACTTGGTAGTCCGCCACCTGCATCTGGAATTTGCCAACTCGCTTTTGGATCTCTGCAATCTTCTCTGCGATCTGCAGCTTGAAGTCACCCAGCTCCTTGTCCATTTCTTGGATGGTGAGCTCGAATTCTTTTTCGTTGATCTGGCGCTCTACGTCAGCTTTATCTCTTGTTGAGATGTATTCGTTCAGAGCTCTGATGGCCTCTGCACCAGCACCGGTCTGACCATCAATCAGAGCGTCAGCTGCTTTCTTAGCTTGGTCGATCTGGAAGGTGGAGCGCTCTTTTGTGAATCGAAGCGTTTCACGCTCTAGCTCCATTCGCATGGAGAACTCTTTATCGGCTACTTGCTTAGCTAGCTCTTTGCGCTGTTTTGCAACGTCCTCTTCAATACCCTTGCGCTGCTGGGCTAGCAGCTTTCCTTCTTCCTTTTGGCGCTCGACGCGCTCAGCGAAGGCGATCTTGTCAGCGAGAATCTGTGCCTGCGCTTCAGCGGTGGTTTTTTGCTGGCGCAAAGTCTTCTGCCTAGTTCCTAAAGCCTTGTCAACATCGGCTTCAGCCTGATCGAGGTCAGGCATGAGAATCCTTACCGCAGCTGCCAGCGGATTCCCCTTTTCTTCTGCTTTCTGAGCCTTTATACGGGCGAGTGTTTTCTCCGTTTCCTGGAGAGCCTTGGCGGTTTCCTCCCCTTTCTCGATCAGCTTTTCCAGCTCACTCCGCATGAGCTGAATTTTCATCGAGAACTTCGATTCGTCAATCTTGTCAGCTGATTGTGCGAGTTTGAGGAGCTCGTTAGTAGAGGTATTTAGTGCCTTGTTTAGGCTTGCTGCCTCTTCTCTTGCCTTCCTCTGTTCCTCGTAGAAGTTGCTGATGGCTGTGATGACAATGCCGAGCCCCAGGGAGAATGCAGCAAACGCAAGGTTTACACCTATCATCTGGCCAATCAGGCCCCTCATGCTGCTCTTAACGGTCTTAGTTACACCGTCAATACTTGTTAGGTCGTGCTTGA